CTTATTCAAAAATATAAGAAAAGAATTATATATGATACAAATACTGGTGCAATGAATTCTGCTCAAAATGTTCAAGCTTTAACAGAAGATTTTTGGTTTGCAAAAAATGAAAATGGAGAAGGAACATCTGTAGATACAATTGGTGGAGGAATGAATTTAGGAGAATTAGATGATGTTAATTATTTTCTTCAAAAAATGTATAAGACTTTAAAGTTACCTAGATCAAGATGGGAAGATCCTGCTAATAGTGTTTATTCATCTGGTAAGTCAGGTGAAGTTGTAAGGGAAGAAATTAAATTTTCAAATTTTGTAGGAAGACTTCAAAATAGATTTAAATATATTCTTATTGATCCATTTTTAACACAATTGAGAATGCAAGGTATAGATCCAATGTATATAAATGATTCTATTTATAATGTAAGTTTTACTAGATCAAATTTATACAGAGAATATAAAGAAATGGAATTAACAGAATCTAGATTTGCATTATTAACAACTATGAATGATTTTGTTTTTAGTGATGAAAATCCACAAGGATATTTTTCTAAAGAGTTTATACTTAAAAAATATTTCTTAATGTCAGATGAAGAATGGGATGAAAATCTTAATGATTTAAGAAAAGAAAAGTTACAAGCTTCTGAAGCAAAAGCAGAAGGTGGTGAAGAAGGATTTGGTGGTGAAGAAGAAGGTGGTGAAGAAGGTGGAGGAGAATTTGGAGGTGGTGGTGAAGAAGCACCAGCAGAAGGTGAAGCGGCACCTGAAAAACCTACTACACCAGAGGAAGAATTACCAGTAGCTCCAGAATCTACTAATATTGAATTTGGTAAAGAAAGCGATGATGATACTGAGATTTTTAAAAACTGGATGAAAGATGATAAAACTATACAAAATAAAAAAAGAGATAATAGTTTATTATCAAAAGGGGATAAAATTATTTAAGGAGATATAATGAGTTATATAGAATGTTTAAATAATTTAATTACTGAAAATAATTTATCTAATGAAATTAAAGATTTAAAATTTCGTGATGAAGTTGTTGGACATCATAACGGTCAAACAGATTTTATACTTTATGCTATTCTTAATAATAAAGCTGTGGGAACAACTGAATATGTAGAATTTAATAAAATTCCTTCTATTTCGATGATTAAAGTACAACCATCTTATAGAAGATTAGGTATTGCAAAAAATATGGTAAGATATATACAATCACAATATCCACAGAAAGAAATTGAATGGGGGATGACAACTCCTGAAGGGACTGCATTATATCAATCAATTAAAGATGAATTATATGTTGATAAAGAAAAAATACTTTTAAAGAAAAAATATGAAGATTTAGTTTTAGAAAGAGATAAATTAAAAAAGGCTATGGATGATTTATATAAAAAATTTGATACTAATCCAGATAAAATTAGAAATAAAATTAAAGAATTAAATGACAGATTTGTTGTTGTTGATGATGAAATTTATGAATTAGAAAAAGAAATTTAGAATAAATATATAAATAATAATAAGACTATGAGTTATATAAAATATTTAACACAACATTTAGAATATTTTAATTTTCTAAATGAAGACATAATGAATGAAACAGATTTAAAAGAGGCAAATATATTTGCCGAAGATAATAATGTTTTAATATATGATGATAAGAAATTGATAACCATAGTAAAAGAATCTAGTTCAAATAAATTGATTGGAGCATTGTGGACTTCTTGGAATGTGAATGAAGAATTTTCTTTTGAAACAATTGTTGATGTAAAATATGGAAATATGGGAATAGGTTCTAGATTAGTAGATGAAGCAATTGAGGAATATAATTTTGAATCTAAAAAATATAAAAATCCAAAAATGAGAATGCAAGTTATTTCTCAAGTTATGGAAAAGATGTTATTGAAAAGAAATTTTAAAATAGAAAGTGTTGCTCCAGGTAGAAAAATAATGATAAGAAAATAGAGGAGGTTAAAATGGATTCGGTTATTAAAACAATTTTGGATGGTGATTGGACAGAGATGAAATCTTATTGTGAAAAGAAGTTGGCAGAAAAAACAACAGAAAGAATTAATGATAAGAAAATCGAAGTATTGGCAAAAATTAATGGAGTTGATGTAGAAAAACAAAAGGAAATAATGGATATTTCAAAGGGAGAATAATATGGCAAAACTCTTAACAGAATTTCTCTCATTTGATAAGCTAGAGGTTTTGACAGAGAAAATAGAAAATTCGGAAGAAAAAACATATAAATTGAAGGGTCCGTTTTTAGAAGCAGAAAGTAAAAATAAGAATGGTAGAATTTATAGTAAAGAAACTCTTATTAGAGAAGTTAAAGATTTTTATGAAACTAAAATCCTAAAGAAAAGATCAATGGGAGAATTAGATCATCCTGAAAACCCACAAATTAATTTAGAAAGAGTTTCTCATATTATTGAAGATTTAAAAATGGAAGGCAATGTTGGTATTGGTGTGGCTAAATTGATAGATACACCAATGGGAAGAATCGCACAAACACTAGTCAAAGAAGGTGTAGTTGTAGGAATGTCAACAAGAGGTGTTGGTTCTTTAGATGGTGATAGAGTTAAAGAAGATTATAAACTTATAACTGTGGATATAGTTGCTGATCCTTCTGCACCTAATGCATTTGTGGAAGGTGTATTAGAGAATAAAAATTTTATTATTGGTAAAGATGGCGAAATTGTAGAGGAAGCAATTGAAAATTTACAAAAAGAAGTTGATAAAAAATATAGCGGTAAAGATATGTCACAACTAGTTTTGCGTTATATGATGAATTTTGTTAGAGAAATTAGAAGTAAAAAAAATTAAAGAAAAAAGTTATTTTTAAGTCTAAGAACTATAAATAATTATAATAGTAACATAGGACCGTTAAAGGAGGAAAATATATGAGCAAAAAAATTACCGATAAAATTAAAGAAATCTTAACTCCTGAAGACCTTAAAATCTTCGAAGCAGCATTAGAACAAATGGTGGACGAAAAGGTTGCTTTAAAAGAGGAAGCGATAAAGACTAAATATGATACAATTGCTGAAGAGTATGTACAAAAGAAAGTTGCAGAAAAACTTGAGGAAGAAAAAGCTAAATTGGTAGAAGATTATGATACAAAATTAAATAATCTTGAAAAGAAGATTGTTACCAAGTTAGATAGTTTTCTAGATCATGTTATCGTAGAACAAGTTTCTGATGAAGCTTTAGCTAAGATTGCTATTAATGAAGTAGCAAGCCCAATTGTAGAAGCTATTAAGAATATCTATACTGAAAATTATATTGCTATAGATTCCAATGGTGATAAGAAAGTAAAAGATTTAGAAAAGAAAGTAAAAGAAACTGAAAAAAATCTTTCAGAATCTCTTGCTAAAGTTATGGAAACTGAAGAAAGATTAGAAAAGACTGCTACTTATCTATTAATTTCAGAGAAAGTAGAAGGAATGACAAAGACACAAAAAGGTCAAGTTACTAAAATGCTTAAAGATAAATCTTTCGATGAAGTAAAAGAAAAGATTGATACTTTGATTGAAATGGTAAAGAAAGATGGAAAGAAATTAGATGAAAAAACAGAAGAAAAGAAAGTTATTGATTCTGTTTTGCCTAATGAAGATGTAATAGAAGAAGATAAGAAAATTGTTCCAGATAATGATAAGACCGAATCTACATTTGCAGATTATGCTAATAGATATCTTTAAGAAATGTAGGATTCATAGTATTTCAAAATAAAAAATAGAGGAGGAAATTATATGATTAATAAAGAAACCCTTGTTAAGAAATGGGAAAGTGCAGAAGGAAAAATGAGCATTAAGGGAATTAAAGACCCTTATATTAAAGAAAATATGGCACAACTTCTTGAGAACCAAGAAGCGAAAGATTTTCACGGAGAAGAAGTTTTCACAGAAGCTACACAAGGTAGTATCTCGCATACTAGTTTGGGAACAAATGCTACTAAGTTAGCACAAGATGGTTCTTTTGGATATGCGTCACAAGCAGACGGTTGGAAATTCAGACCAGTTGCTCTTGCTCTTGTAAGACGTACATTCCCAGACCTTTTTGCTAATAAAGTAGTTGGTGTACAAGCTATGTCAACACCTGTTGGTCTTGCTTATGCTCTTCGTATTGTATATCAAAATACAAAACAAGAAGCTGCATGGGATTTGGTAGATTATTATGGTGGATATACAGGTAGCCAAGTTGGTGTTTCAGGTACATTGGCTGGAGTTTCTGCTCTTGGTAATTATGCTCGTAATACAGGTATTCATGATACTTCTGGTATTGGAGCTAGAACATCTGCGGCAGAAGGTTGGACACTTAGCGATGGTTGTAAGTTTACAGCCACTTCTACATCAACTTCGGGTACAGTAACAACAACTCTTAATAATCCTGCTGGTTGTGGATCATGGCCTCAACTTCAATTGAAGATTGACCAAACACCTATTGAAGCTAGAACAAGAAAGTTAGCAGCAAGCTTCTCTCTTGAATCAGCACAAGATATTCGTGCAATGCATGGTATCGACATTGAAAGAGAAATGGTAAATGTTCTTCAATATGAGATCACAGCAGAACTTGATAGAGAGCTTCTTTATAGAATGAAGAGAGCAGCAACAGATACAAGTAATGGTGGAGCAACAATCTCTGCTATTAACGTAACACCTTCTACAACTGGTTTTGGTAGATGGGCTGGTGAATCTTATATGAGCGTAGTTGCTTCTATTATTCACCAAGCTAATAAGATTGCTATCGCAACTCGTAGAGGTGCTGGTAATTTTGTAGTAGCTTCTCCTTCCGTTATTTCTATTCTTCAAGCCGCAGGACATCAATTTGTACAATATACAAGTGATGTAAAACCTGGCACAATTATGGCTCAAGTAGGAAAACTTAATGGAACTATTGATGTTTATAGAGATCAATATGCTGAAACTGATTATGCTCTTGTTGGATATAAAGGTAGTGGAATTTCTGATACTGGTATTATTTTCAGCCCATATATCATGGGATTGACAAATAGAGCAATACATCCTAATGACTTCACACCAAGAGTAGGTGTTATGGCTCGTTATGCCATCACAGACAGCTTACTTGGTGCAGGACGTTATTACAGATTAATTCCTTACTACAATCTTTCAACTATCCTTGCTGGTGCGTAATAGTAAGTAGTAATTAGATAATTAAAAGGATGTAGAGAAATCTACATCCTTTTTTTATTTTATTTGAAAAATTTTATAAATATATATATAATACTGATAAATGTTTAAAGGAGGTTATTATGATGGTTGGTAATATTGCAGGATTTGATTTTACATTTGAACACAAAGGACAAAAAATATCAATACCAAATAACAGAAAAGGACATATAGTACCAGATGATATCGACATAAATGGTTTTAAAAATATGTTAATAATTTTAGTCCCCCCTGTACCTAAACCAATACAAAAACCAATTGAAAGACAAATAGAAGTATTAGAAATAGATTTAGATAAAGTTGAAATAAAAGAAGAAGAGATTAAACCTAGAAAGACAAAGAAAGGAAAACCTCTTAATGGTATAAAAATTAAAAAAGAAAAAAGAGAAAAACTTCTTTCTGAAATTTATTCTAAAACAGAATAATAGGAGATTTTAAATGGCTTTATTCGAAACGATTAATACCGAAGAACAAATGGTAGATTATATTAAAATAGTCTGCGGTGCACCAGTTATAAACCTAGAAATTACAGATGATCAGATAAAACAACAAATATGGGATAGTGTTCAAGATTTTCAAAGATATAATTATGCAGAAGGAACTTATCAAGATTATATAGTATTTACAGCAAGTGCAGGGGTTGGCGAATATCCAATGTCAGCTATAAGTGGATCGGATCATAAGCCTATAGATAATGTAGAAGCAATTTGGGATTTTGAAGTTTCATTTGGACTAGATGGAATTAATACTTTATTTAGTCCTCAACATATTTTATTATATGATCAATGGGTAAATAAAGGTGAATATCCTGGTGGTCCTGGGGGAGTAACAACAAATACAGGATTGACATTGGCTAGTTATCAAATAGCAATGATGTATTTAGAAGAAATTAAAGCAATGTTTGGAAAATGGTATCATGCCTATTTTCTTTCTGGTCGTAAAAAAATTAAAATAGTTCCAACTCCTGTTGATTGTATAACAGGTATATTAGTTTTATATAGAAGAGAATATGCACGATATTTATATAATCATCCACTTGTGAAAAAACTAGCTGTGGCTAGAGTAAAGATACAATGGGGAAGACATTTAAGTAAATATCCTGCAACTTTACCAGATGGTATAACAATTAATGGAGAAGCTTTTGTAGCAGAAGGTAAAGAAGAAGAACAAAGAGCAATGGATAATATAAGAATGGAAAGTCAACCAATAGATTTTTTTGTGGCCTAACATTTTAAAAGGAGTAACATATGGCATTTTTAGAAGAAATTAATAAAATATTAGAAGAGAAGGAAGCAAAATATAGACAAAAACCTTCCCCAATTTTTGATTCAAAAAGTAAAAAAGTTAAAGATAAAAAAGATCATTTTCCGATAAATACAGTTGCAAGAGCTAGAAATGCTTTGGCAAGAGTAAATCAATTTAAAGAAGTTCCAGATTGGTATGATGGTTCTCTTAAAGAATTAGTCAATGCAGTTGTAAGTGCTGTTAAGAAAAAATATCCAAGTATTGAAGTAAGTAAAGCGGCTAGCAACCCTGGAAAAGATTAAGGAGAAAAATATGGATGAACTACAAGTTAGAATAGCAAATAGATATTTAAAGGAAGCAGGAGATGTTCCTGAAGAAGAAACTCCCGAAGAGGAAGTTCCTGAAAAGGATGCAGATGAAGAAACTCCTTCTGATGAAGAAACACCTGAAGAAGATGTTCCAGAAGAAAAACCTGAACCAAAGGAAGGTATAGATATTTCTGATGTTAAAGAAAAGGTCGATGATATTGATAGATTAATGGATGATTTTCATAAAGCTTTAAAAGTACTTAGAGATAAAGAACATGATCCAAAATCAAAAGAAGCGGAAACTTTACAACAAATGTATAAGAAAGTAGGTAGTTTATATTCAACTTATTTTCAATTTAATTAAGAGGTAATTATGGATTTTATTAAATGTGCTAATAGATATCTAGTCGAAGCTGATGATAGAAGAGTATTGACTAGTCAAGAAAGAGAGGAAATGGTACGAGATGCTAATCGATTATCAGCAAATGAATGGTTTAAAAAATATCCTATTGGAGATTATGGAGATTATAAAAATATTTTTAATAAGAAATTAGGAGAAGAAATTATACCAATGAATAAAATTCAACTTCGAAATATGTTTAGAGATTCTCTTAGAATGACAGCTAAAGATTGGATAAATAAATATGGATTGGATAATTATGAAGAATATTCAGATCATTTAAATCAATTAGCTAGAGATTCTTTTAATGAAGATGAAGCACTAGTTGATAATAATGAAAAAGGATTTGTAACAGATATTGAAAAAGATACTAAAGCTAATAATAATTTTCGTAAAGTTTTATATACAGGAAAGACTAGTCAATTAGTTTTAATGTCATTAAAGGCAAATGAAGATATTGGTGAAGAAATACATAAAGATATAGATCAGTTTTTTAGAATTGATGATGGAGATGGAGTTGTAGTAATTAATGATGTAGAACATGAAATTAAAAATGGTTCTGCTTTTGTGGTTCCTCAAGGAGCTAAACATAATGTTATAGCGGGAGAAAATGGATTGAAGTTATATTCGATCTATTCTCCACCTAATCATAAAGATGGAACTATTCATAAAACAAAAGAAGATGCTGAAAAAGCTAAAGAACATTTTGATGGTCAAACATCAGAAGAAGGAGAATAAAATGAGTTTTAAAAAATATTTAATTGAAAGATTAAATCCTAATGATTGGAAAAATAATTTTATAGTTTTAGGAGATAAATATTTTATAGCTGTTGAAGTTATTGCTGCTGAAAATGATGGATGGAGAGTTGAAGTAGGATTTTCAAAAAATGGTATGGTTGTTGAAGACCCAAAACAAATTATTAAATCGGATTGGAAAAAAACATTTGAAATAGCTTCTAAAGAAGCAAAGATTTTAGCTAAAAAATATAATATTAAATGGGAACCAAAACCATATGGTGATAGATCAAAATTCAAAGATATAGAATAAACTTTAAAATAAGGAGATATAAAATGAGTTTACAAGATTTTATTATGCTTAAAGAAGCAGAAGAAGAAAAAGTAAAAGAAGATGGTATCATGGATAAAGTTAGAGCTTTTTTCAAAGACAATGCATCACCTACAGATGATGAAGTTCATGCTCTTGCTATTAAGTTAGACCTTGATAAGAGTGAACTAGAAACTAAGATTTATGGATTATTAGGTTCTCTTTTACAAGCTGAAGAAGGTGAAGGTGAGGCTGAAGGTGAAGGTGAAGCTGAAGTAGAAGAAGCTAGTGATGAAGAAAGTGATCCAAATGAAGTTGAATCGGATAATGATGAAGATGATGAAGATGAAAAATCTGAAGATAATAAATATTTTCAAAGACCAAAACCAACTAATCAAAAGCCTGGTGGATGTTATACTGACGACTAAAAGGAGAAATCAATATGGGAATTTTAAAAGAAATGGAAAAGTTTTTTGAAGAAGAAATTTTAAAAACTGAAACTCCTAAAGAAGAAACTATTGAAAAAGGAATTGAAGAAGAAGATAAATTAACTGGATTTACTATGGAACCTGAAGGTGATGGTTATAAGATTGAACTTAAAGGTAAAGAGATTTGTACAGTTGAATTTATAAATAATGATACTGATAAATCTGATGATCTAGAAGATGCTCAAGATAAACCAGAAGATTATACTGTTTATATTAAAGATGTAAAAGATAAACATTTAGCAGACGAATATGCTAAAAAATTAGATGATATGGGTTTCGAAAGAGTATCTTTATAAGGATATAAAATGTCATATATAGATTTTGTATTGGAGGAAATTTTTAAAAAAAAAGAAATTCCTCCAAATCCTATTAAGGATAAACTTGGTCATGAATTAGCAAAGAAATATGGATTGGTTTATATTGGATGGTGGAATATGGGAAAATCTGGAAGTGGAATGCTAACATTTAATGATCCAGAAAGAGATAATACAACTATTGTAGCTAAAGATGAAAACGATCTTAAACAAAGATATAAAGAGAAAAAATAATATATGCAAACGTTTTATTATCCAAGGACTATTAAAAACATAACTGTTGCTATAATGGATATGTTTAATAATATGATTGTTAAAAAATATGATGAAAATAATAATTTCATTGAAGATATGATAGTCCCGTTTCAATTTGGTCCGGTTGAAAAATATCATTTAGATAGAATTGAAAATCATTATTATGACGTTAGTGCAGTAGAACACGGTCAAAGATTTTATTTAATGATTCCTAGAATGGCAATGACATTAGATGGAGTAACATATAATCCAAATAGAGCTTATGGTGTTAATGAATGGAGATATTGGTTTGCTGAAACATTAGAATTATCGGGAACTAATCTTTCAGATGTATTTTCAGATTATCAACCTACACCATATGATTTGACTTATACGCTTCATATTAAGACAGATAAAATAGATTACTTTGCTCAAATCTTAGAAAATATACTTCCATATTTTAATCCTATGCTTTCGTTGAGAGTTAAGGAATTTTCATTTCTTAATGTCGAAAGAGATTTACCAGTTTATATAGAATCAGTTACTCCTGAGTTTGTAGACGATATGGGAGAACAAGATAGTAGAGAAGTAAATGCTGCAATTACATTTAGAGTCGAAGCATTTATGTATAGACCATTTTCACAAAGTAAAGTTATTAAAATTATTCAATCTAGATATTTTATCGGTGGAGTTGAAAATTATACATCAGCAGGAAATCCTACATTTACAACTTCCGCAACATATCAAGTTACCGAATATAGAACTTCAGGTTATGATACATCTGGAGGAACTATTAGTGCTATAAATATGGGATATAATACTAGTGGATCAAATACAAGTGGACATTTTATAAGTGATAGTAAAGATTTTTATTGGATAACATCGGCCGCAGCTAAACATGAATAAGGAGAGTTAATATGGATAATCCTTTGAATAAGATGTCAGAGGTTTTTGGTACGACTTTCTCTGGTGATAATATTGAAGAAATTAAACATGAAATAGAAGTTATAGATGAAAAGAAAAATATTATAGCTAATAAAGATATAAAATCTATAACATTAGAAGACCAACAATTTTTACAAGATGAACTTAAAACTTTAATTATGGTATCTAGAACTGTATTAGGTAGACTGGAAGCAGATATTAAAATAGGAACAGCCGCAAGAGTTTATGAAGTATATGCTAGACTCCTTGATGCTGTTACAAATCAATATAGAGAACTTAGAGAATTAAATAAAACAATAGTAGATATCCAAATAGATCAAGGAAAATTAAATAATAGTAATAATATAGGAAATAAAATTTCTTTAACAGCAGATCAGTTATTAAATATGGTCGATAAGGCTAGAGCAAGAAGTGATATTAATAAAATAGATGCTGTTTTTAAAGTAGAGGAATAAATGTCATATCAATTATATTTAAAAGAATCTTTAAATAAACCAAAGATAGTAGTAGATAATAAACAATTTGAAGGAAAAAGTGATCCAACTCAATATTCTATTGAAGATGATATTATATATGTTAAATCAAATTATAATATTCATAAAGATGTGGAAGGATGGATAATACATGAAT